GCTTAATGCGTTCGGCCAGCTCTTTAATCTCGGCGGATTTGGTCATATCAAAACGCTCCTACAGCGATAGCAACGGTGAAGCAGAGCGCCAGCGCGGCCATGAACAGGCCGAAGTGACAAAGCTCTGAAAGGGTGGAGAGGATGCGGCGGGCCATCACGCGGCCCCCTTGTGCTGTTCAGCGAAGGCCGCTTCCCACGCGCCATACATGGCGTCACGGGCGTGCTGGTGAGGGCATATGCCGACCGCTTCGCGCACGTCGTCTTCTGACAACTGCTCAAGAGGCAGGGTGCGCCACAAGCTCTCAACAAGAGCTTCTGCAAACATCTCGATCTCGTTGCGCTCCATAAACCCAAAGCGCTTGGCGAGGGTTGCGCCGATATCCTCGGCAGCTTGGCGCAGGGTTGCAGCTTCATCGCGCGCCGTGTCAAGCTGACCAGGGCGGAAGCCGTCGTATTCGCGTTCGTGTTTGTCCATGTGTCTCTCCCTTACGCGCCTTGCGCTTTGCCAACGCCAAGGCGCTCGGCCTCGGCGCGCACAAATGCGATAATGTTGAGGGTTTCAGCGCGCTTGTCGAGGTCGCCATAGGCTTCAGCGCGCGCGGCAAAATCCGCCAGCGTCATGGTGCGGCAGCCCCACTTTCCGACAATCTCGCCAGATTGGGTTTCGAGGACATGGGCACGATATTCGTCGCTGAGGCGCTCTACGCTGGCAATCAGGCGCTTGATCTTGTGCGCCACGCCATTGGCATCGGTCAGGACGGCATCGGTCAGGACGGCATCGGTCAGGACGGCACGGCTCAGGACGGCACCGCTCAGGTCGGCACCGTTTTCAACGCCCCACCTAACAGCGAGCCCAACTTTGACAGAATACGGCGCATCTTCGGCGCAATCAATCTCGGCAGTAAACTGAGCCTCGTCGGTCCAGCGGTTGTAAATGGTAAACTGCATGTGTCTCTCCCGTGTTGTTGAGAAAGACAATGGCACGCGATAAAACGCATTGCAAGAAAAAAATTAGCTTGCGGAGAAAATTATTTTGATGCAGTATAATCCGCATGGACAAGCTGGACATATATCTCCACTCTAACCGGCTAACGCTGGCAGAGTTCGCTGAACGGGTCGGGGTCGGTCCCTCAACCGTTCATAAATGGCGGCACGGTAAGGCGCGGCCAAAGTATCACATGCGCCGGAAGATGAGCCGCGTAACGCGCGGTGCGGTTCCGGTGTCAGCCTGGGGTGATTGCGATGAATGAGGTCATGAAAGCCCGCCAAGCCGAGCGCATTGCCCCGAAGGGCCAGAAGGCCAAGCGTCGCCGCGAGCATATCCGCGCCGTGGCCCGTGCGATGGCAGACAGCATGGACCGGGACGGTGTCAAACCGCCGCGCTGGGCCGCGTACACGGATGCAAGCGTATGACCCTCACAGACACCCAACAGGAAGCCATAGCATCCCGCGTGCTGGCTGGTGAGCATCCGGCCAATATCGCGCACGACTACGGTAAGCGCGTTGCTCAAAAGGACCGCACCGACGCGATCAACGCTGTCATGGATTACGCCAAGCAGGTGCAGCGCGACTTTTTCGATGGGGGTTCCAAATGAGCTATTCGCTTGAAGATTACCGCGCGTTCATTGCCTCGCGTGCTGTTGAAACGGCAAAACAGGGGTTCGATCCGCATCCCATAAATCCTATGGCAAAAGCGCATCAGGACGCAGTAATTCGCTTTGCTCTTGAGCGCGGCAAGTCTGCGGCGTTTCTTGATACCGGCTTAGGCAAGAGCTTTATTGAGCTTGAGTTTGCGCGCCAGTGCGCTGAGGAAACCGGCAAGCCTTCTCTTATCCTTACGCCGCTCGCTGTGGCTGGGCAGATGGTCCGCGAGGGTCAAAAGTTCGGGATCGACGCTCGCCAAATTCGCGAGCAATCCGAAGTCGGCGCGGGCGTCATGGTCGCCAACTATGAGCGCCTTAAGAAGCTAGACCCGGATGCGTTTGGCGCGGTAGTGCTAGATGAAAGCTCAATTTTAAAAAGCTTTGCGGGCCGGACCCGTAATGACCTAATGGCCACATTTCATGATACGCCATACAAGCTCGCTGCAACCGCGACGCCAAGCCCGAACGATCATATGGAGCTTGGCAACCACGCGGAGTTCCTGGGCGTCATGCGCCAGCAGGAAATGCTTTCGAAGTGGTTTGTGAACGATACCGCGACGGCTTCGCAGGAATGGCGGCTGAAGGGCCATGCGGTCGAAGACTTTTGGTCATGGGTTGCAAGCTGGTCGCGGTGCGCCACGCTTCCCTCTGACCTTGGCGGCGACGACGCGGGCTATGTCCTGCCCGACATTAACCGTCAAGTCCATGAAGTCACGGCTGATCGGACAGAGGATAGCGGTGAGTTTTTGTTTCGCATCCCCGAAATGAGCGCGACCAGCTTCCACCAAGAGAAGCGGTTGACGCTAGAAGCCCGGTGCAAGATTGCTGCTGATCTGGCGACGCACGATAAGCCAGTAACAGTCTGGTGTGAGACAAACGATGAAAGCGCGCGCCTTGCCGAGCTAATTCCTGGCGCGGTCGAGATTCACGGCTCACTTGATCCGGATGAAAAAGAGCGGCGCTTGCTGGCGTTCGCGGATGGCGAAATCCGCTGCATCGTCACCAAGCCGAAGCTGGCTGGGTTTGGCGTAAACTGGCAGCACTGCGCCCATGCCGTGTTTGCCTCGATTAGCTTTTCATATGAGCAGCATTATCAGGCCGTACGGCGCTCGCATCGTTTCGGCCAGAACCAGCGCGTCCGCAATGATATCGTAATCGCTGACACTGAGCGGTCAATTTGGGACGCTGTAAACCTTAAGGGCAAGAAGCACGACGAGATGAAGCGACGCATGGCCGACGCCATGCGCAAGGCTCAGTCCGTTGCGGCTCGCCGTGTCAAATACGAGCGCCCGCTTGATCTTGCCTTTCCCCATTGGATCAAAACGGAGGCCGCGTAATGGCGAAACAACCCGAATATGAAGGGCAGGGCTGGGCTCTGCACAATTCCGACTGCATCGAAGGTATGCACGCCATGCCGGAGGCGTCGGTTGATTGCGCGGTGTTTTCGCCGCCTTTTGGTGATCTGTTCGTTTACTCTGATAGCGAGCGCGACTTAGGCAACGCGGGAGAGGGTGACGCGTTTGTCAACCAGTACGCATTCTTCGCTCATGCGCTGACCCGCGTGATGAAGCCAGGCCGGATTGTCTGCGTCCATTGCACTGACCTTCCGACCCGCAAGGGCAAGCATGGATATATCGGATTGCAGGACTTTTCCGGAGATTTAATCAAGGCGCACACTGACGCTGGGCTTATTTATCACGGGCGCACGACGATATGGAAAGACCCGGTAGTCGAGATGCAGCGCACCAAGGCGCTGGGCCTGCTTTATAAGCAAATTCGCAAAGATAGCGCCATGAACCGGATCGGGATGCCGGACTACATGCTGTTTTTCCGCGCTCCGGGAGAGAACCCGGATCGGATTGAACACTGCGCGCCGGGCGATGAAAAAGAGCGCGTCAAGATCGCCGGTAAATGGCTTGAGGCCATGCGTCGCGATGGGCTTGTGCGCGACGTTCCCGACGATGCCGCGCTGGCGGTGCTGATTTCCCATGTCGAGTTTGACGTGATGGAGTGGCAAAAGCTTGCCTCGCCGGTCTGGATGAACATTCAGCAGGGCAATGTGCTGAACAACTGGCGCGCGGCTAAGGGCGCTGACGATGAAAAGCACGTCTGCCCGCTTCAACTGGACGTAATCGAGAATTGCTTGCGGCTTTATTCAAAGCCCGGCGATGTAGTTATGGACCCGTTCAACGGGATCGGCTCAACAGGCTATGTCGCGCTCAAGATGCTGCGCCGCTATCTCGGCTTTGAATTGAAGCCTGAATATGCTGAGCAGGCAGGGCGCAACCTAGCGGGCGCTGCGCAGTCTGCGGGCGATCTGTTCGGAACAGCAGCATGAGCCGCCGTGAGTTCCGCGAGCCCGTAAAGGCTGAGATTCGCCAGCGCTCCGGCGGCGTGTGCGAGTGCCACCGTATGCCAGCCGATATCGCGCATATGTTTCCGAAGCATTGCGACCGGCCTGCGGTGGATATCGACCACGTTTTCGCAGACACGCTGGAAACCGACAAGAGCGCGGATTTGACCGCTGCGGACGGGGCGCACCTTTGCAAGCCTTGCCACAAAATTAAGAGCGCAAGTGACCAAGCCATGCGCCGCAAGCGCAACGCGCACAAGGTCCGCAAGGACCGGCCTAAGCCTGGGTGGTTTCAGCAAGGCGCGAAGCTGCCGAAGGGTCGCGGCTTTCCCAAATCCAAACCCCAACGCTCGGCCACCAAGCCGATTGAACGCTGAGAGGTGATTTTATGACACGAGGACATCAAACCTGGACTGAGGCACGCGATAAAGCGTTAGCCGAGCTTTGGGAGCAGGGCCTGAGCGCCGCGAAGATTGCTGACAAGTTTGGCGGCGGCGTAACGCGAAATGCCGTGATTGGTCGCCTGAACCGGCTGGGCTTGCAGCGCGGCGGCAATCAGTGGTCAGACGAAGAAACAGAGCAGTTTAAGGCGCTGTGGGCCGACGGTAAGACTGACGCTCAAATCGCTGAGGCGATGGGCAAAGACTCTCGCGCCATTAGCGCAAAGCGCTTGCGGTTAAAGTTGCCGGTTAATCGAGTAGTGCGGCCAAAAGCGGTCAAACCCAAAAAGCCGCGCACACAGCGCAAGCGTAAGACGCTGGAAGGCAATCGCCCGAACGTCATTAAAGGCGTCCAGGGCGCACAGAGGGGCTCAACACGGGTTGAGCAGCCGGATGCGGTGCTGCGTCGATTGAAGGAGGCTGAAACTGCTAACCCTGATGCGCGCCGTGTGCCAATTAAAGAACTGCAAGCCGGTCAGTGCCGGTGGCCGGTCAATGACGCCAAACCCGGCGAGGAGCATCTGTTCTGTGGCGCTAAGGCTCGCGCTGGCAGCTCGTACTGCAAGGACCATTACTCTGTCAGCGTTAGCGGCCATGAGGTCGAGCTTAATGCTAAGGCAGATAAGGGCGGGCTGGATAGCTTTTTAGATGAGGTGTCAGCGCGAGGCGAGCGCCGCCAGAAAGTGCTGGCATGGTGATGTCGAAGAAAGCCCAAAAAGTCATTAACAGCCTGCGCAATGAACCGCACAAGCCGTTTCACAAGATTGCGGAGGAGGCCGGTGTCTCACGTCCATATGTGAGCATGATCAATGCCGATATGGGTATCCGCCCCGTCCGTGTGAAAGGCAAAGACACAGATGCTTTCGATGCGACAGCGCTTGCGCGTGAAGACCTAAAGGATATGATTAGTCACTACGCCACAGATCGCGACAAGCGCTTGGTGCTTGAAGGGTATGTTCGCGCCGCAAAGCAGCTTTTAGACAATTACGGGGGCGCGTGATGAGCATTGAGATTGAGCAGGCCGTTCTTGGCGGATTGATTGACGGTGCTGATATTCCGCCGTTGCGCGCGGAGCATTTTAGCGAGGGTCCGCACCAAGCCCTTTTTGTGGAACTGCAACGCCGTGCTGATAGCGGTATGCCGCGCGATCCGATCAGCCTACGTGAGTGGTGGAAGGCGCAGCCGTTTTCAGCGGAGCTGGACGCTGAGACGCCATATTTGATGGATTTGCTACGTGAAGCGCCATCTAATGAAAGCGTGCCAGCCTATGCGTCCGAGGTGCGCGCGGCGTATGAACGGCGTGAGTTAAGCCAAGTCGGCAAAGCACTTGTCGAGCAATGCGAGGCCGGAACAGATCCGAAAGAGATTGTCGAAGCGGCGGAACGTGAGCTTGCCGGGCTGGCAGAAACTACATCAACCCGCAAAACGGTTAGCGCTTTTATGGCCCTTGAAACGGCTTTGCGCGAGCGAGGGCAGGGCCTTCCTACCGGCTGGCGCGACCTTGATTACAAGTTCATGGGCTGGCGTGGTGGTCGCCTGTATATCGGCGCGGGTCGCCCTGGCATGGGTAAAAGCCTGTTCGGTGGTGCAGCGGCGTTAAATGTTGCCCGATCGGGAAAGCCCGCCGCCTTTGTGTCGCTGGAAATGAGTGCCGAGGAGGTCAGTGTCCGGCTGGCCGCTGCCCTGTCTGGCATTGCCTATAGCGAGATCGAACGCCACGGCATCAGCCGTGAGAATGAAGCTCGGTTTGTGCAGGCTCGTGACATTATGGAGAGCCTGCCGTTTACCATTCTGGACATGCCCGGCGCTTCTGTTGGTTCCATCAGAAATGCTTTGCGCCGCTTGTCGCGCGATATGACCCGCCGAGGCAATGACGGGCTGGCTTTTGCCTGTGTCGATTACCTTGGCCTTATCAGCGCACCAGAAGCCCGCATGGGGCTTTATGAGGCCACGACGCGCAATTCACAGGGCTTAAAGCAAATGGCGCGTGAGCTTGATTTGCCGGTGCTGGTTCTCTCTCAGCTGTCTCGCCAAGTTGAGCAGCGAGGCGACAAGCGCCCCATGCTCTCAGACCTTCGCGATTCCGGCGCTATTGAGCAGGACGCCGACGCGGTGTTTAGCCTCTATCGTGACGCCTATTACGCCGCTCAAGAGGAGCCGGACTGCAACCCCGGAGAACCTGACTTCATCGCATGGCAAGAGCGTGTGCGCAGCCGTGAGCTTGAGGTCGGCATCCTGAAGCAGCGCGGCGGCGAGACTGGCCCGGTGACGCTCTACTGCGACCCGGCCACCGGCATCATCAGAGATATGGGACGGAGGGACGTGGCATGAGTGTTCAAGCCATTACTTGGGCCATTAAGCAGGAAATCGCGTCGAGCGCGCAAAAGCTTGTGCTGATTTGTCTCGCCAACTACGCCGACGCGGAGGGCGTTTGCTTTCCGGGTCAGACGAGGCTTGCAAAAGATGCAAGCATGACTGACCGCTCAGTGAGGACGCACTTAAAGGCGCTTGAAGACACAGGGCTGATTACCCGCCAAGAGCGCCGTCGTGCGGACATGACCAGAACGAGTGACGAATACGAGCTGCACATCAACCGGAAAACGTTTCCGGTAGAGGGAGAACCTACCGGAAGGTTTGCGTCAGACCTACCGGAAAATAAACGTCAGGGTCACCGGAAAAATTTTCCGGGCAATGAACCTGTCAGAGAACCATCAGAGAATCCATCAGTGCGCGCGCGAGGCGTTGATGCGGATCAGGTGGATCAAATCCACGCCGAATGCTCGAAAGCCTACCCTGGTATCGGGTGGAGGCGCACCGATCCGCTAGCACAAAAGCGGGTTATTGCTGAGTTGATACGTGACGGCGACGATCCGGCTGCGCTGGTCGGGGCGTGCCGATCCTACGCCAAGGAAAACTCCGACGTGCCGCACAAGTTCGACAACTTTGTGCGCAACGGACTATGGAGAAATTATGCGCCCGCCGCTCCAAGCGACAATCGCGACGGCTGGAAATCCCGGCTTGCAGCATGGGTGCGCGATGGGACGTGGCTGCGTGGCTGGGGGCCGCAGCCCGGCAATCCGGCGTGTAAAGCGCCTGCTGACCTTATCCGCCAAGCACAGGAGCAAGCGGCATGAGTGACGAATGCAAAGCGTTACGAAACGCATCAGCCCGGCTTGTGGTGACGGTGCGTGAAATGCTGGCCCCCGTCAGCACGACGCCAAGCCCTCAGCGGGTGAAGCTGGACAACGCCCTAGACGCTGTGGAGCGGGCAAAGGTGGAATGGGACCGGGCGCAAGCTTTGGACCGTGTGCAGCAGCTTGGACAGGAGGCCGATCATGGCGAAAACCAATAAAACCCGCCGCAAGCACAAGCGCAAAGCACCGCACCCCATGAGCGCGGCAAAGCCGGGCAAGCCGACCACGCGGCGCGGACGCATCGAGGTTGCCCGATGTGAGCCGACGCCGGAGCTTTTGCGGCATCGTAAAGAAGTCGGGCCTAGCTGCCTGATCGACCGGGCTGTTGAACGCGGCATTCTCACGCAAGAGCAAGGCCAGGGCGTCGAAGCCTTCGCCGGTGTGCGCCGTGTGCTGGGTGTTGCTGAGTATCAACCCGCAGGCGTACTGGCTCAACAGCAGCCGCAAACGCCAAGCGCGGAGACAAGCGAAGAACGGATTTGCAGGGCGAAGGTTGCCTATGCCGACGCCTGCGCATTGCTGGACGCGATACCCGGTGCATTTGATGAAGTAGTGAGCCTGTGTGACCAGCGACCGCCTCGCAACGTCGATGCGCTCAAGGCCGGGGCGGCGGTGCTGGCTGGCCTGTTTGTGGCGGGCAACCGCGCGGCGTAATTTAATTTGACATGTGATAGCCCTTTGGGCTAATGGTGTCCATAACGCTGAAGTCGAGATTTGCGGCTAGGCACAGAAAACAACACCCCTCACGCTTAGCCTGCTGGCATATCCAAAGGCAGTGACGCGCAACACCGAGGGGTTGCTTACACCGCTCCACCAGTGTGATGCTGGATGCGGGATGATTTGTCTAATTCCTTTCCTTGGACGGACGGGAGAGACAAGCCTTGGTTCGCTGCTGCAACAGTGGCCGGGGCAACAGTTTCCGCAGAGATGCGGCATATGAGACGCGGGCTATAGCTCGCGAAGCGCTGAGTTGGGCCTACTCCGGATCGGCTTCCATAGGCGCTTCAAACACACCCCACCGGCAGCTCATAGCGCCGTGGGATAAGAGATCTGGAGCGACTTCCTAAGCGCGCGTAAGTGTTGTCGTGCTCATGGGGTAGCGGGCTGCCAGAGCGGACCAGCCGCCCCCTCCGACCACATAGCCCCAAGGCGCGATAACCGCGACAGGGTAACGGCAACCATGACCCCCACGCCTCTCATTGAAGCGCACCAGGGGTCTATGTTTTCCCTCTGGAGACAGAGTAACGAAATCGGCACTGGGCGACCGATGAAGCGAACCGGCTTTGTGGGTTGCAGAGGTCGCCCGGCCCGCCGATAACTATAGCCGGAGAGTGACGATGACCGGAACAGAGACAATCATTGAAGGGTTTGGCGGCATCTAACCCCACCACAGCCGCTCGCGGTGGTGCTTGGATTTCCGCTGGTCTGACTCACACCCCGCTGGCTTAACTGCTGGCGGGGTTTTCTCATTCCGGGCGTGCGACACCCCACACAGCCAAGAGCTTAACCTAACGCACAGGCCCGGCACTCTACAGCCTGCCCCTTAAATCACATCACGCCTAGCGTGGTGAGGTGCTTCCCCCAGGCATGGGGCGGCTGACCAATTTCTAAAGAGGTCTGAGCCATGATGGACATTGATCTCAGGCCGGACATTGATTATCCGCTTTGGCACGCTTTGCAGCGCATTAAAGGGGGCTACGGCGCGATTGCTGACGTTAGCAGCAAGCGTAAAGCGTTAAGAAAATTTGGTCGCAATGAGGCAATTGGCGCTACGCCAGCGACGGTGATGACGCTGCCGACGGGCGAAACTGAAGAAACGCTGCCCAGCACAAATGTTAATTTGGTTATTTCGTCAACCAGCGCCAGCGACACGCAGAACCTTACGCTAATTGAAGGCCATGAATTTGACGGCGACGATATGCTGTTTCGCAAGTCAACGACTTTATTGGCTTTGACCGGGCAAACCAGCGTTGACACAGGCTTTGATTGGGGAAGGGTTACACGTGTCAGGCTCTCCTCAGCGGCGGTCGGCACAATTTACGTTCACGAAGGCGGGGCAACTACTAACGGCGTTCCTGACGACTTGACAACAGTTCACGCCATTATTCCTGCTGGCGAAACGCAAACGCAAAAAGCGTCAACAACTATTAGCTCCACGGATTTTTACATTATAACTGCTGCGACGCTCGCTGTGCTTGAAAAGCAAGCTGGAAGATTTGCGCAGTCTCGAATTGAGGTTCAGCCTGTCAACGATGGCCAAGATTGGTATCCATTGAAGCAATACGTTAGTGCTGAAGCAACTTCAGGAACTACATCAATTTTAGGCGCTGGTGAACCGGCGCTCATCGTGCCGCCTAATCATGATGTTCGTCTGACGGCTATTTCTGGAACTGAAGGGGTTGACGTTGTTGCTGGCATGGCTGGATATCTGGCAAGGGTTGATCGCTATGTCTGACCGGTTGGTAAAAGTGCTTGAGAATGGTCGCCTGCTATGCCGAGGGTGTTCCGACATGGGCGGGTTTGTGTCGTTTTATGTGGACCGTGACGAAACGCTAAACATCAACGTGGACTGGACCAACTGGCTTAACGGCGCAACGATTACCTCAAGCGTCAATGAGGTTAACGGCCCGACGGTGGGAAGCATCACTACGGCGAGCAACGTCAACACGTTTTCGGTGAGCGGTAACGCTGGGCGGATCCAGCACCGCATCACCGACAGCGCAGGCCAGACCAAGGAGCTACGCATTAGGGTATCGCGACCCGATGCTGGCGAGATTGACCGCGATTACACGGGGTGCAGATAGTGAAATACGATGGACAGACCGCCCGCAAGATTGCCGCTTCAATGCCTGCTGAGCTGTTTCTTAATAAAGCCCGCGAGCGCATGGATATCGCAATGAAGCCAATCCAAGCCACACAGAACTTCAAGACCATTGCAGAGCGTCACGGCTTCTGGGATGAAAACCTGATGGTAGTAAGCTAATGGCTGGCCGCCCCTCATCCTATAACGAAGACACAGCGCAAGAGATATGCGAGCGCGTCGCTCTGGGTGAGAACCTGCACCAGATTTGCCAAGATAGCGACATGCCTGGAGAGCGCACAGTTTACCAGTGGCTAAAGGCTCATGAAGAATTTGCGCAGATGTACGCACGCGCGCGAACTATGAGGGCTGACAAACGGTCTGACCGCATTGACGCCATTGCTCGCAAGGTTTTGACGGGCGAATATGACCCTGCTGCGGCTCGTGTCGCCATTGATGCGGAGAAGTGGCAGGCGAGCAAAGAAGCGCCGCGTGTCTACGGCGACAAGCTGGATTTAAGCCATTCGGGCAGCATGACGCTTCAGCATAAGCGGATCGAGCGCGTTGTTATTCAACCGGACAGAGAGCCAAAGGGCGACAAGTGAGGCAAAACACGGGGTTTAGACCTCCTCTGAGGGGAAAATGGGGTTAGAGGCGCTTCAAATCCCTACCGCTCATGTTTACGTGCCGTTGCTTGAGCCTAAGCGTTACAAGGGCGCGTATGGTGGTCGAGGCTCTGGCAAGTCTCATTTTTTCGCTGGCTTGCTGGTTGAGGAGGCTTACGCAACGCCAGGCTATCGAGCGGTTTGCATCCGTGAGGTTCAGAACACGATCAAGGAAAGCGTGCGTCAGCTCTTGCTGGACAAGATCGAGGCTTATGGCCTGGGTGACTTTTTCACCGCTGTTGAGGGCGAAATACGCGGCGCGAATGGTTCGCTGATTATCTTTCGCGGGATGCAGCATTACAGCGCGGACGGGATCAAATCGCTTGAAGGTTATGACCGGGCATGGGTTGAGGAGGCGCAGAGTTTAAGCCAGCGCAGCCTAGACCTTCTGCGCCCGACGCTTCGCAAAGATGGATCTGAGATTTGGTTTAGCTGGAACCCTGAGAACGAAGACGATCCGGTTGACAGGTTTTTTAGGACGCAGACGCGCAACGATGCGGTCATAGTGAAGGCCAACTGGAACGACAACCCTTGGCTCCCCGAAGTGCTCAAGGCCGAAAAGGATGAGGACTACAAGACCGATCCTGAGAAAGCTGCGCACATCTGGGGCGGTCAATATAATATCGTTACTGAGGGCGCTTACTTTGCGCGGCTTTTGGCTGAGGCTGAGGATGATGGCCGCGTCGGTAATTTTCCTTATGACCCGGCTATCCCGGTTGAAACGGCTTGGGATATTGGCGTCGATGACTATACGGCTATCTGGTTTTTCCAACAGAACGGCCAGCAAGTCAGGGCGATTGATTATTACGAGGTGAGCGGCGAGGGCGCTGAGTGGATTGTGCAGGAGGCCATTAAGGCCAAGCCCTACAAATACCGTCAGCATTGGTTGCCACATGATGTTAATGTTCGTGAATGGGGCGGCGGCGCGAGGCGTCGGATTGATACCTTGCGCGGGCTGGGCCTTGTGCCGATCAGGGCGGGGTCACAGATGAACCCGGTGGAGCGCATTAACGCGAGCCGCGTGCTTTTGCCGATGGTTCACTTTAACCGCGACACATGCAATCTGGGAATTAAGCGCCTACGCAATTACCGGCGCAAGCTTAACCGCAGCCTGGACACCTACACAGGGCCGCTGCACGACGAAAACAGCCACGGCGCTGATGCGTTTGGCGAATATGCGGTGAACAGTCCGCTAGTGTTGCGCAAGCGCGCTGAAAAGAAACCGCCAACGCGAGATAAATACGCACGGCGAGAGCGCGAGGAAGCAGGGTCATGGAAAGTGGTTTGACGACTGACGACGCGCTGAGCCAGTACATCGAGTGGTACGAAAGCAGCGAGATGACGACCCGCGAGGCACGCGAGCTGTCAGAACGCTGCTGGGATTATTACGATGGCAAGCAGCTAACCGATCAGGAGCTGCAAACCCTGCGCGCCCGTCGTCAGCCGCCGGTGGTCAAAAACTGGATCAAGCGCGAGATTGATACGCTGATCGGGCTTGAGAAGTCGCAGCGCACAGATCCGCGCGCCTATCCGCGCACACCGCAGCACGAGCAGGGTGCAGAGGCCGCGACCGATAGCCTGCGCTACGTCGTGGAAAACGAGGAATACGACCAAAAGCGGTCACGTGCCTGGTTTGACATGATCGTCAAAGGCTATGGCGGGCTTCAGCTTGTATTTCGCCCGAATGGGCAAACAGGCGAGTTGGATATAGGCATTGAATGCACGCCTTGGGACCGGATGTGGTTTGACCCGCATTCCACGCGGCCTGACTTTGATGACGCTCGATACCTTGGGCTGGTAGTTTGGCATGACATGGATGTTGCCGAACATATTTACCGCGACAACCCAGAGGCATTGAGCGCGCTGGAAGCGGCCCGAATGAGCACGGGGTACGACGAAACATACGAAGATAAACCGCGCTTCAACTGGTATGACGCCAAGCGCAAGCGTGTCCGCGTTGTGCAGATGTATCACCAGACGCCTCAAGGGTGGATGCTGTGTGAGTTCACCAAGGGCGGCAAGTTACGTGAGGGTGAAAGCCCGTTTAAGGGCGAGAATGGCCCGACGCATCCGTTTATCTGGCGCTCGGCATATATTGACCGCGATAACAACCGTTATGGCTTGGTCAAGGAAATGCTAGACATTCAGGACGAGATCAACAAGCGTTCGTCGAAGCTCTTGCACCTTGCCAATGTGCGCCAGACCTGGAGTAATCCTGGCGTTATTCAGGACATTGCCGACTTCCGCAAGAAGGCCGCACAGCCTGATGCTCACTTGAGAGCTGAGGGTGGTGTGTTTGGTCAGGATTGGGGCTTTGTTGAGAACCCGCAGGATGTGATGGGCCATGCCCAGCTCTTGCAGGAAGCCAAGAACGAAATGAACCTGGCAGGGCCTAACCCGTCACTGTCAGGTGAGGCGCAGTCAGCTCGCTCAGGCCGCGCATTGCAGACCGAACAGCAGGCGTCACTGATGCAGCTTGGCGGCTTGCTGAATGCGTTGCGCGATATGGACCGGCGCATTTATCGCAAGGTGTGGAACCAGATTAGGGCATACTGGACCGCGCCGAAGTGGGTTAGGGTCACAGACGATGAGCGCAATATCCGCTTTGTTGGCCTGAACCAGCCGCAGCAAGACCCGAACACTGGGCAGATAATGATTGACCCGCGCACTGGGCAGCCAGCGCTTGAGAACCCGGTTGAGCAGCTAGACGTGGATATCATCATTGAGGACGCGCCCGATCAGGTCAGCTTGCAGGGTGAGACTTTTGCAAACCTTGTAGACCTTGCCCGCGTTGGCGTTCCAATCCCGCCGCAGGTGTTCATTCAGGCCGCGCCGGGTCTTCGCAACAAGCAACAGCTTCTTGATACGCTTGAGCAGGCCGGTCAGAACCCACAGGCGCAACAGCTTGCTGCTCTTGAGATGGCAGAGAAACAAGCCGACATTCAATACACGCAAGCGCGAACCATTAAAGAGCGTGCACAGGCTCAGGAGAACGCAGCCGATGCCGCACAGACCATTGCAGAGATGCAAGCCAGGAGCATGGCCTAATGAGTGAGGAAGCACCAAAGCCCAAGAAGCGCCGTGGCCGCCCTCCGAAGCTTGAAAAGCCGAGCATCGTCTGCGTGCCTACGGTTCCTCACACGGGCAGCAAGTTCGTTGCCAAGCATTTGCTTCAGGACTTCCGCGAGCTAAACCCGCGCCGCGATACGGGTGCAGGCGTTTACTGGGCCCATGTGTGGCCGGACATGCGCCCATATTGGGATGAGGTTCTGACCAAGGGTCCGGTCATTGTGCCGATGCGCAAGCCGCGTGACATCATGCTGTCTCACGCGCGCCGTGGCCGCCCGCTAGAGGACGTGCTGTTTCTGTTTGATAACTTGGTTGAATGGGTTCTGCCTCACGACCCGCTGTTTCTGCCGATTGATGCGCAGGACCGCGATCAATGGCTGGCGGACATTAACAAGGCAACCGGGCTGGATCTGAAAACCGAGTGGCCGCGTGTGGGGTCAATCGGCATTGCCAAGGCCAAAGTCAATGAGGCCAAGGTAAACAAGTTTGCGGCAGAGCTGACCGAGCGTCACGCTGATCTGTTAAGCCGCTTTTATGATTTGCCGTAGTGGTAAATCCCCGCCGCCGGGGTTTCGGGCGTAACGTGCCGCCGACGTTTAACGGGCGTATTGGAGTGGACTATGAGTGACTTGAACGATCTTCTCAGCGATGAGCAACCGGCAGCCGAGGTAATCGAGCAGCCAGAACCAGAGCAGGAAGCGCAAGAGGCTGAAGCAACGCCCGCAGAAAGCGAGGCCGAGCCAGAGGTGGCAGAAGAAGCCACCGAACAAGAGCAGCCTAAGAGCGTTCCTCATGAGCGGTTCCATGCAGAGCTACAGCGCCGCAAGGAGCTTGAAGCTGAGTTGGAAAAGATGCGCTCAAGCGAGGCAAAGCCCAAGGCTGCGCCGGACCTGTCGCATCTGTTTGTGCAAGGCGAGGATGACAAGCTTCCTGACCCTGTAGATGACCCGCAAGGGTATAATCAGGCGATTGAAAGCCGGTTTAACCAGCGTCTGGCACGTGAGCGCTTTAGCACGTCAGAGACTTTCGCCCGCCAGGTACATGGTGCCGAGGTGGTCGATGCTGCGATGGCGACTTTTGCTGAGGCGTCCAAGCAAAACGCTTTGCTGCGTCAGGCTGCTGAAAGCTCACCCAACCCGGTGGGCGAAATCGTAAACTGGCACAAGCAACAGCAGTTCTGGGCGCGCGTTCAAGAAGCAGGTGGCCCTGAAGCGTATGAAAAGGCGCTACAGGAAGCCGCTGCACAGTCTGCACCAGTGCAACCCGCCGAGCAGGAAAAGCCTGCTGCGGTGATGCCTACCGATATGGCGACGGCGCGTAGCGCTGCCCCGCGTAACGGTGGGTTTCAACCGGCCAGCTTGGATAAGCTGCTCGGATAATCCGATACCAACGCTGTGAAGCGTCGGTCCTCTCAGCGCCCGCACAACGCGGGCCAGATAGACAGGTGATAAAATGGCCAATTCGGCGGCTGCGGACGGCCTTAAAGTCCAGAAATGGGATGACGAGTTCTTTCGGGAGTATTTTCAAGAAAACCCGTTCCGCTCTTACATGGGCACGGACGCGAACTCCATCATCCAGGTGAAGGAAGATCAGGTGGGGCGTTACCAGAAGGTAACCTATGCCCTGCTGAACAATCTCAGCAACAACGGTGTGACCGGCTCTAACACGCTTGAGGGCAGTGAAGAGTCGATGGACAATCGCTCATTCTCCGTCACCGTGGACAAGCTGCGTAATGCTATTCGCGTTCCTGAGATTGAGGAGCAATACAACAGCTTCTCGCTGCGCCAAGCCGCGCGTCCGCTGCTCATGGATTGGGCAATGGAAACTGGCACCACGCAGCGCGTTGTTGATGCGCTTCAGTCAATCAATGGCGTGGCTTACGGCTCGGCTAGCGAGGCGCAGAAGGACGCGTGGCTGGATGACAACACTGACCGCGTGTTCTTCGGGGTTAACGGCGTTGCCAACTTCTCCACCTCTGCCCCGGCAGGCGGCGCGACGTATGACCACTCGGCATCGCTTGCCCTGTGCGACACGTCCGCTGACATTTTGACGACTTCTCTGCTGAGCACCTTGAAGCGTGCGGCTTTGACCGCATCTCCAAAGATCAAGCCAATCCGTGTGGGCCGTGACAACCGCCGTTACTATGTGGCGTTTGTTCACCCGCGCGTCATGGCCGATCTGAAGACCGATACGGCCTTGGTCAACGCGCAGCGTGAAACCATCATCCGTCAGCAGAATAACCGCCTCTTCCAGGGCGGCGACGTTGAATATGATGGTATCATCGTTCACGAAGTCGATCAGATGCCCATCCTTTCGGGCGTGGGTGCGGCTTCTGCTGACGTATCTCCGGTGTTCTTCTGCGGTGCGCAGGCAGTTGCCTACGCTATTGCGAAGCGCTGGCGCTCGGTGTCGGAGCAATTCGACTACGAGGACAAGCAGGGCGTTGCGGTCGAAACCATCGACGCCATTGAGAAGATGCAGTTCGGCGCTGGCTCCGCTGACACCGATGACCTGAAAGACCACGGTCTGGTCACCGGTTACGTGGCAGTCAACACTGCCTAATCATGACGGGGCGGGGTTTAGGCTCCGCCCCATTTCATAGGAGGTAGCAATGGCTACTTTGACTGCTGACCGCGCTGATGCGGACTTCCCGGTTTACCGCCCTGGTGGTGCCGGTGCTGTTGGCTTTGCCTATGGCGTCTATGAGCTGGCTGCTAACCCGGCTGATGGCGATGTAATTCAGATGCTGCGGCTTCCTGAAGGCGCAAAAGTCATTGACGGGTTTTTGCGCGGTGACGATATCGACACCGGCACGGAGGAGCTTGATCTTGACGTTGGCTTTGCCGCAAACGGCACCGACTCAGCCGATGCTGATGCATTCGGTAACTTCGGTGTCGTGACGGGTGACGCTGTGACCGGAGTCAAGCCGGAAACGCAAATCTGGTTGCCACTCAACGGCCTTCTCAAAGACGGCCCTGTTGAGCTTTCGGCTGAAACCATTGTTCAGATTACAGTCAACACCAATGCCGCCACTGGTGGCACTGGTACGCTGTATCTGGGCGTCTATTACATCGTTGACTAAGGGATCTGGCTCTCATGGCAACCAAAGCTGATTTGCGCACTCAAGCGCTCAAGAAAATGGCGTTGGTCAGTGAGGGCCAGAACCCGACTGCGTACCAAGCAGAAACGGTTGACGATGTGATTGACCAAGAGCAGGCATTGCTCGAAAGCGAGGGCATTGCTTACTGGTCGCTGACAGACATTCCTGACGGGGCTATGAGCGGCTTTGTGGATTTGATCGCTGGCAGGGCCGCGCCTCGCCTGCTTAGCGCCGAGCGCTCTTCGCCATACACGGGGTTAGTGAATATTGGTCGGCGCAACCTCATTCGGTTCACGGCTTATCATGGGCCAAACGCGCCCGTCAAAGCGGATTACTTCTAATGCAGCGCGTGCCGTTTGCCCTGACCGCTTGGGATGATAACGAGTATGGTCTGCCGACTGTTGAGCTGGTCAACCTCTACCCTGAGCAGATGCCGCATCTTGGTGCGCCTCGGCTTGTGCCGACACCGGGCTTGACGCTGTTTCAGGCCGCATCAACCGGCGTTCGGGGCGTGTTCCAATCGGACGGCATTCTGTCTGGGCAAATTGTCTACGCGGACGGCACAAGCCTTGAGCGCGTCACATCAAGCGGAACAAACGCAGTCATAGATACGGTAGCAAGCGACAATTACGATGCGCAGTTTGCCGCTTCGCAGGCCGATCTTGTCGCAACATCAGGCGGCACAGCATACCTTGTTGAGAGCGGGTCGGTCACATCCATCACGGTGGGCAATGCATCGGGCGATATAACAAGCGTTGCAGAGCTGGGGCAGCGCCATTTGTTCGTTGAAGACGGGTCAGGGCGCTTTTGGTGGTCTGACGTAGGCGATCCCACAACCGTATCTGCAACCAGCTTTGCGACTGCTGAAAGCGAGCCTGATAACCTATTAAGCATTCAGTCTTACAAGGGCAGAATTTACCTTTTCGGCACGGCAACCGTTGAAGCGTGGACCCCAACAGGCGATCAAGACGCGGCGTTTCGGTCTTCGCCTGGTGCTGTGCTTCCATCTGGCCTCATTGGCCGCGATGCTGTGTGTCAGTCTGACGACAGCATGTTTATGGTCGCCACGACCGGGCAAATTTTCCGGCTTGATGGGCTGGCCCGGACTCGAATTAGCACGAGCGCTATTGAGGGCTATATCAAGGATTTAAGCGCCTCCAATCAGGCGCTTGTAAAGCTGCGCTCCTATCAGTGGCGCGGGCATGAGTTTATCAGGGTCACGATACCTGGTACGGGAGCATGGAATTACGATTTGCTGACTGGCGCGTGGCATAGGGCAAAAACGCTGGGCACTGACACACACATCGTTAATGACTTTGTGCAGGCGTTTGGCACGACTTACGCGACCGGCGCTGGTGGCATCTATTCAATGTCGCGCACGGTGTACGACGAGGCCGGGACAGAGGTTCGCCGCGTTGCTCAAGCGCTTGTCAGCGCTACAAGCTACAGCGAGGTCGAGCGCTTGACCGTGTATACCAGCTCTGAAAACGTCCCGGTGACAGGTCAGGGCAGCGACCCGAAATTTATGCTGCGCGTTGCACGTGATGGGGTGGTGTTTGAGCATGAGATACTGCGCGATGGCCCGAAGGCGGGCCAGTACGCCAAGCGCATTGAGTGGGGTCCGCTAGGGCGTATGGAACCGCCGGTGTTTAAAATAGAGCTTGCATGGTCAGATCCGTTTGGCACAACGGTTTCTGATTGCTGGCTGAACATGGCGCGCTCATGAGAGAGTTTCGCTACCCCACTGCAATCCCGCCGCTTGAAACGCGCCCGATTGATCCTGAAACGGGAACATGGACCTACCCTTGGCGCGTATGGCTTGAGGGTCAGCAGATACAGGCGGGGGGTCAGGGCGGCGATGCAATTTATGACGCGGCAATATCGCCGTTTATCCTTGCTGAAGAGAACCGAGATCGAATTGAAGCCGTTGAGCGCCTTGTAAGGTCGCAAGATGCACAGTTGCAGGCAGCGCTAGGGGCGCTGGGTGATTTGGCGCGGGTTGACCAAGCAAACACTCGCAACATCCGAAATAAAGCGGTCAGTGATATCGTAGCCGAAGCGCTGGCGAGCGGCGTTCTTACCGACACCAACCCAAAGCGCAGCAACTCACAAACGGTTACAGATGACGCCGATCTGACCAACTTTGAGAACGAGGCAACGGTGCTGGTCAGCGTTGATTTTGAGCACTCAATTGACCTAGGCGCGTACGCCTGGTGCGTGATGCGGTGCGACCTGCTACGCCGCCCGCTTTCAGGCGGTGGGTCAGCAGTTCTGCGCAGTTGGCGCTGGGTTCAGGCGGGCGATAGTTCAAACAGCCAGTTTCCGGCAGCGCTTGAAACAAACAACCAGACTGTGACCGTGCCGTTTTCGGCCATTTACGCAGATACGCTTCCCGCAGTGGGCGATGCGGATTTTGACGATACAGGTTATAGGTATTTTGTGGAAATTTACGTGACTGACGAATGGGACGACGGATCAACTATGATTGATGGTTACGACAGCCCATCTTCGACCGCAGATCACCACAGCGTAGAAGACTTGAACATTATTCTAACGCACCTGCGGAGGTAGTTATGGCATTTAAGCAGCGTGGCGTGCAGGGTCAAATCGCGGCGACCGCAACGGCCGTTCTCACGGCTGGCAGCAATGTAACAATCCAGCCGACCAAGCTTATCTTGTATGGTGAGGAAGCTGACACCAACACTATTATTTACATTGTGCGCTCGGGTAACAGCGCCGATGCCACGACTAAGTTTGAAACAATCACGTCAATTGCTTTGAATGAACGGGTAGACATTAGCTTTGCGGGTGTGGTGCTTTATGATGGCGATGCAATCCATTTGCAGAGCGCAACGGCAAACCGCATTAACTACGATTTGAGCTATAACGAGCGAACCGGCGAATGAGTGTGTGGCTGGCATCACAAGCGGATATTGAGCCTGTGCTTAATTTGCTGCGCGAATGCCATGCGGCAAGTGTTTATGCTCATATCCCGTTTGACCGCGATTATTCGCGAACGCTGCTGCGAAGCTTGATGGATGCTGAGCGCGCGCTTGTGCTTACCAATGGCACGGCGGTGCTGATTGTGGCGCTTATCCCGCTGCACTTTGCGCCTGGGTGGCAGGCCAATGAAGTTGCCTTCTGGGGCAAAAATGGCGGCGAATTGATTGAGCCAGCCAAGGCATGGGCAAAAGAGCGCGGCGCTGTCCGCATGATTATCAACGCAGAGCATGGTCCGCGCCAGAAAGCGCTGGGCCGATGGTATCAACGGCACGGCTTCAAGCCGGATGGCCAATCGTATGAGGTGTCGCTATGGGCGTCGCAGCCGACCTGATTTTTGGTGAGATTTCTCGCCGCGAGAATGAAGACGCGATTAATGATGCGCAACGCTTGGAGCAAGAAGGGCTTGACCGCGCGCTGGGGTTTGCCCGTGAAACGCGAGATCAGCAGGTTGAGCTTGCTGAGCCGTTTCGTCAGTATGGCATCCAGCAGGCGAACGCGATGGGCGAGCTGTTTGGGTTCAATCCGGTTGGCGATCAAATGCAGGTCAGTCCGATGCCAGCACAAGGCGCGGCGGGCGTTGGCGGTGGTGCACCATCTGGTCAATTCAACGGATCTGGCCTTGGCGACAGGCTGGGGCGCGCCATTGTTGACCGGCGCAACGCAGGCCAGATGATTTTCGACGGCACTCAGCGCGTGCCGATTGAAGGCATGGGCGCTCAGCCTGCTCCGAATGGCCCGTTTAACGCGACCATTACAGGCCCCACGCCAGAGGCAATGAGCAATCCTGGCACGGCGATACCGGCGAATGTCAACGGGCAAGCGTCCCAGACCGGCGCGACCAATGACAACGCGATTAACACAGAGGCTCAAGATCAAGCGCGCCAACGGTTTGAGGGGTCGCTGTTTAACGATGCGCTGCAAGGCGCGCTAGGTCGGGCTGCTACGGGCGTTGACGCAAATTTTGCCGCGTCTGGTAATGTTTACTCGGGCGCGCGCGAGCAAGCACAGCAGAACACGGCGGCTGACTTGGGCTTTCGTGGCGTGGGCATGTTTACTAACGCGCTTATGGGTCAACCGTCCACGGCTGGCGCTCAGCTTGCTTCCAATGCGGCGGGTCAGTTTGGCGCAACCGCTGGGAACCTTGCAATGCAGCAGGGTAATATCGGTGCCAATAGCGCCTTCCTGCGAGGCCAGAACATCAACAACACGATTCAGGGCGCAAGCGACAGCTTGAACAGAAACGCCGCTCAAGTCTTTAGCTTTCTGGGGTGATCCATGATTGTAAATTTTGACCCAAACCAATCGGCTATGGCGGGGCTTCAGGGTTTCTCCACCGGGCAGCAAGTGCGTGAAATGCAGACCAACCGGCGCATTGGTGAAGCTATTAACAGCGGCAATCTGCAAGGCGCAGAGCAGGCGGCAAACCGGGCGGGAAACTTTGACCTAGCCGCGCAAATCAGGGAGCGCGCGGCCGCTATGAGTGAGGCAGAGCGTCAAACAAATGCGCAAAACCTCCAATCCGCTGACCAATATCTGGTTGCTCTCGGCGGCATTGGCACGCAAGATGAAGCGGTGGCTACCTTTGACAGCACGGTGGGCGGTTTAATCCAGCGCGGTATTATCCAGCCGGAAGATGCGGCGCGCTACCGGCAGCTAATTGATACGCCAAACTACCGCAACAACATCACGGCGATCCGCGGGGTTATTGGTGACAGCTTGCCGGAGTTCATGCAGCCGACCACGCTTGCAAATAACGAAGTGCTGGCGGACCCGCTACAGGGGCAAACGCAAAATCAAACATCTGTGCGCTTGGCTGCTGAAGATGAGCGATCTAACCGGGTTACTGAGGCGCTGCGTGGGCGCGAAGTGGCAATTAACGAAAGTGCAGAACAACGCGCGGTCACGGAGCTTGCCAACAAGCTTGAGAATGGGGAGCCAGCCAGCTCGTCTGACATTCGCGCGCTGCGTAACGAATTTGAAGACAACTACGCGCGCCCATTTGAAGAGGCGCAAGATCAGTTCTTGTCAATGGAGCGACTTGCTGGCGATCAAACCGGCGCAAGTGACACTGCACTGATTTTTAGTTTCTTCAAAACCATTGACCCGTCATCAACGGTCCGCGAAGGCGAATTTGCACTAGCCGCGCAAAGCATGGGTTTAACTGACCGACTGCAAGCGCAAATGCAGCGCGTTGACAATGGCCAAATTTTGATTGGTAACGCTCGCCAGGAGCTAGTCAACGCGGCTCGCAGGGCCATTGAGCAGCGCGCTGAAACGGTCGCAAGCGCGCAGAGCCGCTACACCGAACTTGCCCAGCTTGCGAATGCTGACCCGCGCCAAGTAGTTCGCGACCCCATCAGCGAAAGTTTCGCTAACGAACGGCGCACATTTACGAATGAAAATGGCGAAACGGTCATTATTCTTGACGAGTAAGGATCCATCATAATGGCTGACGGTCAACTCTATCAGGTTCGCGTGAACGGCCAGTTGGTGCAGGTGCGCGCCGAATCTGCGGAACAAGCTCGCGCACGCGCTCAGCAGGCAATGGTGGCGCAAAGCCAGCCACAGCCTGATCCGCCTGCGCGCGCCAGTGGAGCGGTAGAAGGCCCGCTGCGCCCGCTCTCTCAAGGCGCGCAAGGATTTAACGAAGGCTTGGCTCAGGTGCTTGGTTTGCCGGTGTCATCTATCAACTACGCACTTGACGTAATGGGCGCGCCCGTTAGCGATGAGCCGTTTATGGGGCAAAACTTCCTTCGGAACCGCCTTGTTGATGTCGGCTCAATTAACCCTCAAGACCAGCCACGAAACATAACAGAGCGTGTCGCTCGCCGCATTGGTGAGGAAGGCGCATATGCCGCTCCAACAGCTTTGGGATTGGGTGTCGCTGCCCGCGCGCCGCAAGCAGCTACGTCGCTTAGTCGCGCAACAACGACACCCGGCGCTATCGTCCGCCAGCAGGTGCAGCAAGCTGCGCGCAATCCTGGTGCGACGGCAGCAACCGGCGCTGGTCTGACGGCCGCATCTGGCGCTGGTGCTGGCGTCGGTCAAGAGGTTGGGGGAGATACTGGCGAGCTGATTGGTCAGATCGGCGCGCCGCTTGCCGCTGCGGGCGCTGCAAACGTGGGACGCAATGTCGCTGCAAGGGGCGCTCAGGGCGTGACACGAAGCGCTCAGCGCCTAGCTCGTGATCTTGGTGTTGGCCGGGCGGTGCGTGATAATCCTGAAGCTCTTTCTGAGCAAGGCGGCCGGTTTGTTGGAGAGCGCCTTGGCAGCCGGGGCCGGGTTGCGTCATCGGCAGTTGCTGGCGGCGGCGGCCCAGCACAAGACGTTGCAGAAACAGCCATTGCTGATCGTGCTGGGCAGCGGGCGCAGCGGATGACAGATGCGGTTAGGCAGGCAACGGGCATGGAAGGGCGCTCGCCAGTTCAGGCTATCCAAGGTCTTGAAGAGGTGCGGCAAGCCGCAAGGCCGCTGTTTAATCAGGCAGACCAGCAAATGGTCAGGGTGACACCTAACCTGCGCGAAACGCTGCGGTCGTTGCAGCGAAGGGGCGTTGATTTCCGTGTGGCCGATGAGGTTGCGCGGGATCAGGGTTTTGCGGGTGCTGGTCTTTCTCAATACGCAGATGACATTGATGCCTTGCCGAATCGCTTGCCGCTTGGGGCGTTACGCGCACTAGCCATCACGGCAGAGTTTGATGCAAACGCCGCATATCGAGCGTCGGAACGTGGCCGCGCGGCATTGGCTGGGCCTATCCAAAACGGCGCGCGTCAGGTTCGCGATTTTATGCGCCGTGTGTCGCCAGAATATCGTGAAGCGGCTGGTATGTGGGCAAGTCAAGCAAGGGATGAGCAGGCGTTTGACATTGGTGCAAACGTGCTTCGCCCAGGCGCGCGCGCTGAAAGTCAGCTTCAACGCTTCATCACATCCGGCACATCAGAAAGCGAGCGTCGCATGTTTATGGCGGGAATTGCGGACGCGCTTGAGCGCCGAATGGGCAATGTAAGCGCCGGTGGAAACGCAGCATCGCCAATCAACCGGCAGCTTATCCGCGAGCGTATTGGCAAATTCCTTGAAGACGCAGATGCAGATCGCTTAATGCAGGCGATTGACGCAGAAATGTCGGGTGCGCGCTTTGAGGCAAACGTCTTACGTGGAGTGGGATCTCAAACTGCCTCGCGCCAAGAGGCTGACCAGTTGCGCCAACGTGCGCAGGCAGGGCGTGGGCGCTCATTTTTGGCAGAGCTTGTGTCAGACCCGCTGGAAGCCCTGCGCGCGAGGGGCGCGCGTCGAAGCGTTGCCGAGTTTATTCAGCAAGGCAATGACGAAGACATGCGCGTTGTTGCTAAGCTTTTGTATTCAACTGGCGATGCGTCCGATAACCCACTAGCTCGCGCCTTGTTGAGCGAAGCTCGCCGCCGAGGGATCGACTTCACGCAATCAGGCGCGACCATCACAACGTCACAAATTAACGACAGGAGCGATCAAGATGGCCGCTAAACTTATCGTATGTATCGCCACGGACTTTAACGGCACCATCCTCAGTGGTGCCAAGCTGAACGTGTACGAGGCCGGCACGACCACGCGCCGCGCTATCTACACCACCTCGGCTTTGAGCGCTCAAGACACTAACCCGGCGATTGCCACGTCTGATGGCGCTATTGCGGTTTGGATCGACGACACGGCCGGAGACTACAAGGTCAGCCTGACCAACTCGGCAGAAAGCATCACGTACTACCAGCAGGACAACATTCCTGCGGCTGAAAGCAATTTGCTGATCTATCCGCTCGGCGGTCAAGACCAGTCGCTTGCTACCACAGACACGCCGCAATTTGCAGGCATGGTGCTGACCGGCGATTTGGATATGTCGGGTAACGACATCATTCTGGACGCCGACAATGATACCAAGATTGTGGTCAATGGTGATGACAGCGTGTCGATCCTGATCGGCGGCACTGAAGTGCTCAAGCTGGATGGCGCTGCGGCTGACAAACTCATTCTTGACGGCGTAAGTTTTAGCCCAACGGGCGCAGCTATTGGTCAGGCGCTTGGTTTTCCAAATTCTGCAAGCACGCTGGAGCCGTACACGCCGCTCGGCGCTGGCGATCTTCTCAGCACTGCAAACTTGTCTGAATTGACTGACCCGGCTGCGGCAAAAACCAATTTGCGCGCAACCTTTGACACCGTGGCGGACTTCAAGGCCACTGGAACGGGCGTTCTGGTTGATGGGGAGTCCTTTCGCATCACCAGTCACACGACAGATGGCGACGGTGGTGGCGGTATTTTTTATTGGGACGCTTCGTCCACTGCGACTGACGACAACGGCTTCACGATTGCGCTGACGGCTGGCGGTAACGGGCGGGCAATTCGTTCGCCTGTCGCTGATGTTCGGCCTCGCATGTTTGGCGCGGCAATGGACGGCACCACGGCTGACGACACGGCATTTGCCTCGGCTCTGGACGTAGCTGCGGCGCAAAACATTCCGCTGGTCGTGGATGGCCCCTGCCTGCTGTCTACTCAGCATGAGATTGAAAGCGATACTACGCTGCGCGTTGAGGCTGGCGCGTACATTCTCTGGAACGACCCTGCGGCCACCAACCTTTTCAAGATTGTTGGCGACCGAGTGACCATTCAAGGTCCGGGCGAAATTCGCGGGCCGTTCTGGGAAAGCGAAGCCATCGGTGAGACGGCCAATACAAGCGTTGAGACTTCTGCGGGCGCGGCCACGGGCGTTGCTGATACGCATTACTTTATGGACACCCGCAACGGCGACCAGACCCTTAACCTACCTGCCTTGCCCAGCGACGGTGACGAGATCATTGTCTATCGCTTTCGCTCTGAAAATGGCCC